TGCACTGCGGCGAGTAACTACTCGCGTAGGGGACCAAATCAGTGATATAGACCTGGTTTATCCCTAGTCAACACGGGACGTCTTGGACGTCGTTCCTGGAGGCTGTGTACCTTTTAGTTAGAGGCACCCTCATACCTGAGGCGAAAGCTGGAACTAACCTGTACTCCTAGTTCAAACGAAACTTACGTAACGAATGGACAATAGAAATAAGGCTAGAAAGCGGTTAGCCACCGCATCAAATAACTTCAAGATTCTGTTTTCAACTAAGCAAGGGCTTGTAACCCTTGTGTTGACTCCAGACCACATTAAATGGCCGGATCAGGTTCTCAAATTACAGATGGGAACTAAGATCATTTCATTCGCAAAATATTGTAAATCGCTCGCATTGAACATTTCAGCGCTTCCAATCCAATTAACCCTAGATTTCACTCAGGGATTAATTAGAGAAGTTGCACTTCTTGTTAATAGCGAAGAAAAGCCTTGTAACCTGCTTAAAGAAGTATTCCTTCAAGCACAGAGAGTGAGCTGCAACACTCACTACCCACAGACTGGGAGATGGATTAGGTACCATCTTCAAAGAAAGGGTGTACAAGGTCACGGGAAAAGACAGAAGGTTCATAATCTTCCTCCTTCACCGTTACAATATTACCTACTAGAAATGTCTATTTTATGTAGAGAACATACCTGTTCACTGTTTAGACCAATGGAGCTTATTACTCAGCCGATCGGCTACGAGTATAGCACTATTGTATCAGAGTCGACAGCTAACCAAGACATGATCGATAGAGTGTGCAAGCACATTCCAAAGTTCTTGAAAAGGTTTAGTCCGAAGACAATGATTCCTGATGGTACTCACTTTTACATGAGTTATCAAAAGGGTCCAAACGGGAAACAGTCCATTAATGAGTTTTACGAAGACCTCACTGCGTTGAGGGGTGACCCTCCTCTTCACAATGCGGTTTTGGGTCTTATTTCAAAGACCAACTCATCGATGGGTTCTCACTTAGCATCAGTCCATACTGAACAAGATAAAGAACGGAAATACAACCATTCTAAACTTGTCTTCTTGGAAGATGGTAAGTTTGGGAAGACCAGGATCGTTGCTCT